CCACAGCCAGCAACATCAAACAACCATGACTTAAACATGTCCAAGTCGTGACCCAGATTAACTGCGGTAACGTCTTTAAGTAAACATGTTTTCACATTTCTAACCATGCGCCACATCCCGTTACAAAAGAGAGGTTTGCACTGGCAAAACTCAATTTGTTCAATTTCATAAACAGGGGGTTCACATACAATTTTAAACCCAAAATCTTTGAAATATGGCTGTAAGTCAGAAATGTTGTTAAGGTTTTTGCTTTCAAAAATCATCAAACAATCATCACCATTATTAACAAAATCAATTTTAAACTTTTTAGTCTTTATATAGCTCATGGCCATAAGACACATAAGAAATTTGTTGCCCAATGAAGTATTCATATCACCACTCATCCTCGACCCTTTCTTAATATATTTAAATTTTCCAGTCGCGGTTTTTGCAAACCCCACATTGCTAAGTTGCCACTTTAATAAATCACGCAACTCTTGACTGTTAAATAAATTGTCATAGAAAGAATGTTCAAATCCAAGGGCTTGAACACTCACATGTTGGTCGAATCGAGAGGCATCCAAGCCAATACAAACCGGTTTAGTAAATGAATTCCACTTGTCAACAATTATCTCTGCCTGTTGTTTAGAATTATATTTGCTCATTATGGTAGGCGACCCAAATAAATCGTCTATTGCTTCATAAACTTTATGTTCCAATGGTAGCAAATACTTGCCAACTTCCACATTGTACCTGGGATTCCTGGGTTGTATGACCCTAGGAGCTGGATCAGGTTTCAAGCTTAGATTGGTTTTCTCTGCTTTTATAAACGTACTTAGATAGGAGTCGTGAACATGAATTGGTTTTAACACCAATCCATCAGCTGCCTTCTGGTATAGAGTGCGCCGTCGTCCCTTGTAGTACTCGACAAATTGTTGCCTAGTCACAGGAGATTGGCGACCCAACCGTTGGGCCACTGTCTGCATGTAAACTCCACATCTTGCTGTAAAAATACCACTAACTGGCTTTGTAGGCCTAGTCAGTTGTTTATCTGTGTACAGCACTCGCTCTCCAACTCCGCGGATCAAGTTGGCAAGTGAGTTGTTATGGGTCGTTATTTTATCATCGCAAATGTACTGACCCATAGTTAAGTATTTGCGACGTTT